GAATTTCAAATGAAAACTGTATAATTTAAAACTCCGCATATTATAGAAATTGATGTTAACATAAATAGCAATAAGAAATATATTTGTGAAAAAAGTTGGTATATTAAACAACTCAAGGATATTAGTTTATGCGAAGATTTTAAAGAAAAAGTTTGTATATAATACACATTTATTTAGTCCGTGTTTGAACTGTGTAATGTCATAAACTTTTATAATTATTTTACCGAATAATTATAAATAATCTTATACAAATGGAAGTCCATACTATGGACTTCCTTATTATATTCAATTAAGTTCATTACTTATTTTATAATAAATGAAATGTTTAAATGTTTAATTCATCCGCATGTGCGTTCGCTTGTGCTAATTTTTCATGAATTGATACTTTATTTGATTTAGTTCCTATCCATATTTTTTCTAATTTTGGATTTTTTTCTATTTTAAAGAATTCTCTGCTTCTGGTTTTTTCAGGATTTAACCATTCATGATAATAAACAACATATTTCCTCATATTTTCTTTTGTAATTCCTTCTGGCAATGGTTTTGCGCTTGTTTTCCTTGCTCTTAAAGTGTCTTTCATGATTCCTTTTGTGTTTTGGTCTTGCTCTTCTCTTGTTGCAATTCTTAAATTTTCCCAACTATTATTTAATGGGTCTCGGTCAATATGGTCTACACTAATATTTTTTGTTCCTTTTCCATTTCCATAACAATCTGTTATTATTTGATGAATGTATAATTTATTGCTTCCACCAATGTATCCATTATTCATTTTAAACCATGTGATTTTTTTACCATTATTTTCATTTAATTCGTAATCTAATATCTTTTGATAACTTATCGGACATAATTTACATACAGTATCTTTTTCGCAATACATTAATAAATATTCTTTTTCATTTTCTTGAATTTTCCATATAGGATTTTTCATAAGATTTGCGTCTTTACCCAATGTTAATGTGTGGCTTGAAACATAATATATTTCTTCTGGTGCATATTTAGTTGTCATTATTTTTTCGGAGTATTGATAAGAGTTCATTTGTTATGACATTGATTATAAAGTTAAATTTATAATCAATTTTTTTAAATAACATAATTCAATTTGGACATTTTAAGTTTCCCATATGAGAAAGGGATAAATTTGTTATCAACATTTTGCTTTAATAACTAAAAAACGTTATTAGTTATTAAATAAAATAAAATAATATATTTGTAACCCACACGCTTAATTGGAGTAAGCACGCAGTTTATTGTATATTTCTATACAATGCGGACTATTCTTTAAGTTATCACAGAGAATCGCTACTTCTCTCAAACCCATTCCATTATAGTCTCTGAACCTTCTTCTTATGCTTGCTTTGTCGCACTTAGAAGCTTGGCTGCAGATTGTCCAATCCTTTTCGTTGTCACTATGCTCTAGGTCATTATCCCAAGTATTTTTTACATTTTCACGCAAAAAAGTAGTAGAAAAGGCTATTAGGATGTTCCTGCATGTTAGAAATGTTGCCTCTTTAAATTCCAACTCATAAAATAGTCAGAAAGAAGAGACTAGCTGGTTATATAATGCGACATTTTCGCATATCTGCTTTACACTGTTTATCCATATTAGGAAGCAAATATCTAATATGGCAGCCAACTGTTGGGTCCTGATTAACAACAAAAATTGTGTTAGGTTAAGACCTCCCATGCCCGACATAATTCGTAGCACGTTGTAGTTATAGGCATACACTCTGACCTTGGCGGTGTTGGTTCCCTGAACCGTAGCATTTGACAGCACAAGTTGAAGTGTCGCATTGTCAATTCTGGAGAAGTTACAGGTCCCGCTCGGTTGATGCTCTTCCGGTCTCAAGGCAAATGAATAAACATTGATGCCTTCATCGGGGCATCGAGTGTGTGACTGGTAAGGCTGAACCCACGAGAAATAAGAGCCTTCACGTTCAGAGAAGCGATCCTGACCGTTGAGCTGCAACTTGGCAGTGACAACGGGGTTCTGTCCCCAACAATGCATGTCAATAGAGGTTTCAGCAAGGACAAAAGTTCCGGCATCAGAGACGGCGGATTCAGGACCCGAGTGTCCAGCATCGAGGTGTGGTTGACTGTAATAGTCATTAGGTCCATTCCAATATCCTGAAAGCTGATTGACATTTACATCAAATGCTCCAGCATCCGTAAAAAGTCCATTGGCATCAATAAACGCACGGCTGTCATGAGCGACCGATTGAGGGCCACCAAAGGCATGGATTGCGTTTGGAAGAGCATCGACAGCATCTGTGTAGTTGAATGGCTGCGCACCAAGAACCTTGAAAAGAGTGGCATCGCAGCTGAGAGACGAGCAATAATCGACATTCTGATCAGGCTGCACAACCCATATCAATTCTTTCACTGGGTGGTTGAAGTTAAGTTTAATCTTGTTACTAGACGACCCGACAGACTCGTCGCCGGTGAATTGTAGTTGGGTGATAAGATACTCGTGGGGGTTCTGTGCCATACGACGACGTTCGTCCGTATCGAGAAACACGTAATCAACATAAAGAGAAGCAGCTACGAGTGACTGGTTGTAGGCAATGGTGGCAGGAACAGGGTTGCCGGGAGCGCTGCCAGAGTTAGGACAGGCGAGAGATGTAACTGCCCATAAACACTGATCAATTGGGCGAATATCGAGATTGATTTTAACTTCGTGATACTGTACATCACGTTATACCCCACCTTTCGGTGTATTTCATGTAACAGAGGGAGTAGTACTTATCTTAAACCATCATTAGTGTTGATTAGACACTTCAAGTCCAAAACCGTAAGTGCGTTGAACCTTCCTCATATCCTTATCATAACGGACTTAGAGGCTTGGCTGCGGATTGTCTATTTCAGGCTTATTTGCCTTCATCTGTGGGATTTTTACCATACCTGAGTTCATTATTTCTCAGCCATTTTAAACTTTCGCTTAAAAATTGGTACCTACAGCTTTAAGAGTTTCCCGAACAATTTGGTCTTGTCGCCGCAAGTTGAATTAACAACAAGCAACTAGCATCTGGGAATAATTCTGAGACCCTAACATATTTTCCCTAAAGAAGAGCTCAGGTTCTTTAGGATGGATACTTTTCTGCCCTACAGTATTCAAGGCAATAAGAGGCAAACTCAAACCAGGATTGGTGTTAAACCAAAACTGAAGAGGAATGTAAAGAGTGGTTTCAGGAAGAGCATTGCGAGGAGCGCAGACCTGACGAGGAGCTTGAGAGTCGCAAGGACCATCAACATCAGAGAAAGATGGGTCAGTAATAAATGTAAGTTGTGTCGTGTTACCAATCATCTTAAAATATCCGCGCTGCTGTTCAGCCGTCATAGTGAGCTGATTCCAAATGTGCATGGAATCACCATATTGACGGTCAATTCGCTGACCTCCGATTTCAACTTCAACCTGAGCAATAAGCTGTTCTCCAGGATAATCCAACCAACGAGCATACACGCCAGCACTGTTGTGGTTTGCGGAATATGATTGTCCGTTTCCCATTGATTGATTGATTTCAGGAAGAGTGACTTGAAGATAGGTGCGATAAGCCAAATCACCATTTCGGCTAATCACACACTGAACACGACGACCAAAGTCAGCCTGTCCATTAAAAGTCTGCTCAATAGATTCAATTGAAAAGTTCGTGTAACGGCGATAAGTCACCTTCCAGAAAGTAATTTGAGGATTTCCCGTAAGGTAAACATCTTGTGCGCCATAAGCTACTAATTGCCGTTGTGTTTTACAGATTGTGCATGCTTATTAATACACAATCACCTGACCTTTCGCGACAGGACCAGACTATACATTAAACATCATCAGGCTAGTTAGACCATCATTTGACATCCACCGATTGTAGTCGTTGAAATTTTTCCATGTGCTTACTATAGCGCAATTAGGAACTTGTCTGCGGATTTTCCATTGTTTCATCTTTAGCGTTTTTACCATTGGGTTCGGTCATTACCCGAGTTCCTTTTATTTTTTTCAAAATAAAAGTGGTAGCTAAAAGCTTTAGGAGGTTCCCGCAATTTATGGTGTCGCGTATAATTTTTACAATTTATACACTAGAGGGTTGCACTTTTTTCAAGCCCCCTGTTGTTGACTATTTTAACAGTTGCCCGTTTAAAGTTTAATCAAACCTCCAGCCATGGGTCGTTATATTATTACTAAAGAAAAAAAAATAATATTTTGATTTAATTAAATTAAAATGCTTAATAAAATAATTCTACCGTTTCTATTGTTTTTTCTGTAACATTATGTATCCAGTAATTGATTTGGTCTTTTAACACTGCAATGCGGCGATCCCATTCTTTTTCTTTTGATTTTACAATATTTAATAATCCTGATTTATTTATTTTCCAACAAGACTTGATTATTGCACCATCATCATTAATATATTCATCAGGATTAAATCGAATAAAGACAATCGAACGATGTCCTAAATCTCTTGAGATTTCCATTATTCTTTTATTTTCACAACTACAATCATATGAATTGTGTTTATTTTCATCTATTTCAACAATTATAATATGACTGCCAACATCTAACAATAAATCAGGGCGGCGTCTGGAACATCCATCCATAATTTTTTTATCATGAACCCAAGTAAAATCCCTAAAGGTCTCGGTTATTCTATTTACCACATCAGTTTCTTTTGTTTTATAATTTCTAGATACTTGTATTTCAGGAAATAAATAAAAACAACATCTAGAACAATAACCATTATATTTATTGTGACCAACTGTGTGACACCATTCAGATTTGCATAAACGATAACCATCGCATATTTTGCAATACGACCTTAATTTATTGTGGTAACATATGCCATTCCCTTTACAGTCAATACAAATGTCTCTTCTTTTATGATGTTCGCAAATTTCATCACCATCACATTCAACACAGTGTCGTTTATATTTTCCGTGTTCACAGATGCCGACACCTCCACATTGCTTACAATACATCTTTTCTTTTCCGTGTTCGCATATTGACGAACCTCCGCAAAGTTTGCACCGATATTTTCTATTTCCGTGTTCACATAAGCTAGAGCCTTGACATTGTTTACAATGTTCTCTCCTTTGTTTATGTTGACAGATGCCTCCACCACCGCATTCAACGCATCGGTATTCTCTTTTTCCGTGACAACATTTTTTAGGTTCATATTTTTTTAAAGGCTGTTCCATTGTATTAAAGATAAATATATGGTTAAAAATCAGTTCAATTTTATTTTAGGGTCATCTAAAATTTATATGAAATCACTTAAAAAGACACCATATAATATAGTACAATGGAAGTTATCACAAGCGCATTGAATCATAAAAACGACGAACTCTTTACTTTAATCAAATCTCAAATGACTGAAACAGATGAAGAATTATTTATGACAAGTTATTATTTATATTTACAATATGGAAAGGATAATGCCGCATTTGTGGTTGATTTTGATATGGTTTGGAAATGGGCTGGATTTGCAACTGTTGGAAATGCCAAAACATTATTAAAAAAACATTTTATTGAAAATAGAGACTTTAAACTCGCTTTTGCGGTTGCAAAAGCGGTTTTAGAGTGTGGACAAAACCAACATGGTGGACAAAATAAAGAAAAAATATTATTAACGGTAAACGCATTTAAAAAATTTTGTTTAAAATCATCCACAATTAGAGCAGGTGAAATATGCGATTATTATATAAAAATGGAAAATATAATGCATCAATACACCGAAAATCAATTAGAAAAATATCAAATGAAAACAATAGAACTTCAACAAAATCTAAAACAATCACAAATAGAAACATCCGTGAAACGGAGTGAAGTCTTAATTGAAATGTCAAAAAATAAAAATTTGGTTTATGTTTGTAAAATTCAACAATTAGATAATGGAAACACAATAATAAAAATTGGAGATACTAGTGATATTGAATCGCGAATGAAAGCACTTAACGCTAAATTTGCGTGTAAAGTAATAGTATTAGATATATTTCTGTGTGATAATAGTTATAGGTTCGAACAATTTTTACATAATAGTCCAGAAATAGTAAAATATAAATATACAACTGTAATAAATAATATGTGTTCTTCAACCGAAACATATTTGATTAATAATTACAAACAATATGATAAAATTGTAAGGTTTATTAATGATAATATTTTGAAATTTACAAAAGACATTGAATTTATGAAATTATTAATTGAAGATAAAAAATTAAATGTCGAAAAGGATAAAATAACACTTGAAAAAGATAAAATCAATCTTATTAATGGTTTAATGCAAATGTGTAAAAACATTGAAGAAATTCATAATTTATTGGATAAAGTATTTAATACAAATGAAACACAAAGCGAAAACATAACCCAAGAAGAAACAACACAACAAGAAACAAAACAAGAAACAGTCGCGGAACAAGATACATCTACTACCAAAACAGAAACAACCCAAGAAGAAGCCAAACAAGAACCAGTCGCCACATCAGCATCCATATCACACATTCAAGGACCGGTTATTCAAATATATCACAAAGATGATTTGTCAAAAGTTGTGAAAGTGTTTAATAGTATTAGTGATGCGATTCGTACATTTAACACATATCAACCAGGCGACGAAAAACCATCATTTACATCAATAAAACTTGCGTTTCAACATAAAACCTTATATTTAGAACATCGTTGGAATTTGATTAATAGAGATGAACCAAATCAGAATCAAACAAGAGAGATTGGCGAAACAGTGACAACGAAACAACGAAAATGTGGACAAGTTGCAATGTTAAATTTAGATAAAACAAAAATAGTTAAGGTGTATCCTTTGTCAAAGGATGCCGCCGCAGATATATTACAACACCCATCCGCGATTTGTTCTGCTATAAAATACGGGTCTGTATTACACAATCATTATTGGATACATCTAAAAGATTTGCCTGTTTCTCTCAAAGAAGAATATGAAAAAAACAAACCAATTCCAGAAAAAACACCAAACATCAAGGGTATAAAAATTAATGTATTTAATGTGAAAACAAATACATTAATAAAAATATTTAATTCATATGTTGAAATAAACAATGAACTAAATATATCAACAAAAACAATAAAAAAATACATGGCAACCGGTGAAGCATATAACGGAACATATAAATTTACATTTGTTTAGAGAGAACCAACGCTAAACCTAATTGCCAATACAAATGAATAAATCATTTGATTTTGTGTTATATTCAAGACCGGTGTAACTTATGTCATCCCTTTTAATAAGATTATATTTTGCTATAATGTCTAACACCGTTTGATGAGTTACAATATATACGCAAGGATCGCCAAAATAATGTAATTTAAAGTTAATTGAAATGGCATTTTCAATTTGATCATCAACCTCATAATCAACGTATTTAAACCAAATGTTTTCTGGTTCACGTAGCTGAATTAATTCTTCATTAGCGTTTTCCCTGTATGGAAAACGAAATATCATTTTTGTAATTATGATATAAGTAGTTATTTTATTTTACTACAAGATTTTAATTCACGAAATTTTCGTTGTAATATTTTTACAGATTTTATTATTCCATTCCAATCATATTCCCACATAACAACTAAATTATATCCCATAGTTTCAATTACTTTTTCTCTCTCTTTTGCATTTTGATAAAGTTCTCCATAATTTTTATCAAGATAATTACATTCATCAGGGTCGCAACAACGTGGGTCGCCGTGATATTCTGTTCCGTGAAATTCATAAATAGTATTGGTTTCTACACAATATCCATCAGCACTCCATCGTGTATTTGGTAGTTTATATTCACCATCATTTTCAGCGTGTTGAATGTGATTTTGATGTATTTTTGATATTAAAGTTAAATATTGAATTGCTTTTTTGGAATAGTTTCTATGAGAACATTTGGGGCAACCACATCCAGATAAATGGTCGCTTGGGGGTTGTAAAAATTCTCCATGTTTTTCACAATTAATAATTACTTTAGTTAAACTATTTATATAATGTACTTTTGAATAATCATATTTATCTCCATGTTTAATTATTGCTTTTTTAATAAATTCTTCTGTTGAACTTTTATGTTTTAATGAACGACTAATGTTACAACAAGCATTACATCCACGTCCAGATAAATGACTATGTGGTGTTTGTAAAAATTCACGGTGTTCTTTACATATTATAATAACATTAGATACACTATTTATATATTCTACTTTTGAACAATCATATTTATCGGGATGAGTTTCTCTCGCTTTTTTAATGAAGACTT